CCAATAATCTAAGCCTGCACTATTTAGGTATACCGTTAACGCTCGTTGTAGATAAGTACTACCTACACCGTCTGGTGTTAGAATTAAATACTTCAATAGAAATGTCCTGAGTTTATGGCTTATAGATCCCTATCATGAACATAAAGTTGCATCAAGGCGTAGTGAAGAACCTTCAGCAAATCTTTACGAGCATCTTCACGTGTTCCTTTTTTACCATATCTTTGCGCGTATTTGAGAACATTACCTATACAGAAACCTGTTCCATGTCCTCCATCCATGATAAACTCTGTTGCTTGAAATTTATCTTTTGAATAGTGCTCACCATATGTTGCGTCTATGTATGTTTTGAACTCTTTGAGTAAAACATCTTCGTTGTATTTATACTTAATATTTTTAGGTTTATTGTCGGAATATAAATTTTGTACAGCCTCACTAAACTCTTTACTAGGTTTTCTTTGTTTTGGCTGCGGGTACTTAGTAGGAATCTTAACATCAAGATAGTCGTATATCTTTTGCTCTTCAGGAGAAGATTTAATTATAACTTTGGTAAGAGGTTGCCCAAAAGGATGGGCGTATACAGTTTTACCCCCATCAGGGGACTCATAAATATACTTACTATCATGAGCTAGATCTTCTAATTGTTCTTCCTCACGGATACGACGCTTCATATACTCTTCATGTCTTTCTCTCATTGAATCCTCTTTTTAATAGCTTCTAAAAGTTGACTTAAATTTTCTTTTTTATTTAAGTTAGTGCCTTCAACCTGAATCTCAAGGATATCTTCAAGTTCCCGCAGCATAACTTTGACTGTTTGGGATTTATCTTCTTCAGCAATTTCAGGTTTTTCATAAATTTTTAGCTGAACCAATTTACTTATAACACTTCTATAACCTTTTGAGAAGTGTTCTGCTAATTGATGAACGTCTTTTTGTTCATCTTCTGTGTAAATACGTATCAGCTCTTGCTCCTGCTCATCGTTCCAAGCTTTAATACTCATATTCATTCTCCAAATCTAATTCTAATTGAGTGTTCCAAATATATTTTTTTGCTACTAAGTCACTGGCATCTTCTAAAAGAGGTATCAAAGAACTAACTTCATCAGCGGGTATTGAAAACCCTGTTTTGGTTGGAAACCATTGTCCTGTATCTCCATCCATGGTATATTCCCTAATATGAAGGTATAGTTGTTCTCTAAACTCATTTATAGTAACCTTGACTGCATTTCCATTTGGTTTATGAAATGCTGTTCCAAAATCTACATTCATATCTTGATAATCTCATCGTTATTTATAAAGTTTTTTAACCAGTCAGTAATTGGGTACGCTTTAAACACTTGCACTAAACAATATCTGATTTTATCTTTTGAATTATTTTGCATACCGTGAGCTATCTTATCAGGATCAAAAATTATACTATGTCCTTGTTTTAGTGAGTATTCTTCAATATTGTTGTCTACAGAAAATTGATAAACAAAATCATCGTCTTCACTTAAAGCTGTAAGCATTCTTAATCTGTAATCATCACTACTTTTTGCTACAATATTGTTATCATCAGTATGCATAGGTATTTTTTGACCTGGTAACTGCCTGTGTATTCTGATTCTAGTCGTTTCTATTTTGAAAAAATCAGTTAATGTTTTAACTTCTTTAATTTTATTATACAAAGCTGTGTATTCAAAGTTTTCTGGTTTTTCTAAAGGATTTGATCTATAAAAATCAAAAACCTTACCTGTCTCACTTTTTATTGATATAGCACTAACGTGGCCTGCTAGGTCAATATCTGTATGTTCTTCAAATTTTAAGTTTTCAACCCATTTACTGTCAAATAACAGATTAGTCTTTGGAAGAATAATCATCAGTACTAAATACTCCAAATTTTTTTGAACCCTTTTTAGGTTCTTTTGTTAGTGGAGTCGATTTTATAATCTTCCATTGACTGATTAAGTCTTGTGTGCCTTTTTCTCCATAACTATTTACTTTAGCAAATGATTTGATCTCATCTTCATTTTTAAAAAGTTTAAGTTTGTCTGTATTCATTTAAATACTCCTTTATCGTGCCACCTTCAACAGGGCGGTCTAGATAATCTTTACCAAAAATATACATATTTGGATTTTTTGTTTCAATTTGCTCTACCCATTTATTATAACAATCAGTTACCCCTTGTAAACCTCTTAAATACTGAGCGTTAACTGTATGAAATGCGTTACTCCACCATATAACAGAACTATCACTTGGAGTAATTTGAGAAGTTACTAGTTGTGGATGCTCGCATATATCTACATGAATATAAGTGTGTTTTAGTTTTTTATACCTATCCCAATGTTCTTTTATATCTTTTTCGTTACCCCACCAACTAATTTCTCTTTCCCATAAATCCTGCCTCGTATGCGTTTCAGTATGAGTTCCTTTAGTTTCATTGATTCTAAATTTACTTTCTGCCCAATTTAGAAAAGCAGGATAATCCTCGCCGTCCCAGTGAGTTAAAAGTAATTTTTTAAAAGCAAGTGCTTGCTTACTATAATCAAAAAACACAACTTCTGCATCATCTTCAAATCCGTATGTATTTAGGATCATGTTAGGTTTAAAACTTGCGGCTACGGCATAAAGCTTATTAATAGGTTTTTCTATGCTAACATATTTTAAGTCTTTATAATTTTCAGTGTTCCAAAAAAATACACAAGTAGGGGCAAACTCTACTATATTGATAATCCAACTAAGTTGGGCTGATAATTCTTCAGCACTTGCAGTAGGGTATAAGTACTGTTTTGATTCTCTAATCTTAGGGTGAAAGTTGTAAACAGTTAGTCCATTTTCAAGGCTTGTATTGATAAAATTCCATCCATCTACAAGAGGCGTACACACTGTAGATTCTTGCGTAGGCATTAGTGATAATGGTGTATAATCGTCGTGTATATCTTTTATATGCCTGTTAGCTTTACTCACAATTTCTTCTTTAGAAGAGTTTTTATTACCAAACACAGGTTTATCAAATTTTTTATAGTAATTCAGATTAACTAATATACATTGTTTATGTAGTCCAAAGTATCCTTTTTTACCACTCGGATTGTTTATGTTTTTGGAGTTTTTATCCATTATGTGACCAGTGATAAAAAAGTTCTGTCTTTCAATCCATTTTTCTATATGCCTAAAGAAAGTAGCGTCTTTAATTATGTGCCCAACTGATTGTACTATGCAATAATCAACTTCGTGTTCACATGCTTTGTCTAATACTTCATTGACTGATTTACCGACAACTATAGGTCCAAAATATTTAAAACGTGTAAAAAACTCAGTTATCTCTTTGAATTTTTCGGCTTTTGAAATGTGGTTAAAAAACTTTGAGTCGTCGTATATTCCTACAACGTAGTTTTTATTGACTCCCATTTTTCTCATAACTTCGTTCTACTAGTCTCTCATATTCTTTAGTTTTTACACCATGTACTATAATATGGTATCTATCTTCTTCACTTTTATTATATACTGCGTGAGTATTGCCTACGTCTAAAAGTACTGCTTTACCCGTCTTAAGCGGAACAAAACCGTCGTGATCTTTCATCTTAAACATACACCCAACAGGAGTGTTTAATGCAACGTTTACAGGGGATAGTTTATTTACGTCTGTGTCTCTATGTGGAGTGATGTAACCTCCTGGTTCAAGTAGCATAAATCTTAGTCTATAGTATCTACTATAGGGAAATACATCTTGAAAAAATCTCACTGTAACAGGGCATCTGTTAGCAAGGTGCGTCCAAATGTAAGGAACTTCATCATTGCTTCTATAGCCATACTGATCGTAGTGATTAGTTTTATAAGCATCTATACCATGTATACAAAGACTTCTCCAACCTTTATGAGCATATCCTGCCCCATTATCTTCGTCTCTGTGCGCCACAAATTCTTCTTTTAATGCTATAGCTTCTGCGTGCATTTCTTCATATGGAAAGTCTATATCAAGCTCTAACCAAGGTAATTTACTGTCATTAACTACCCAGTTAAAGTCTTTCATGAGTACGTATCCAATAAGTCTTCATCAAAGGCAAAACTTGTACCGCAACCACAAGAAGCTCTAGCACCTGGATTATTCACAGATAATTGTTTATTCATACCATTCGTAACTAAATCTATAGTGCTTCCGTATAAAAATTTAATGCTTTCAGAATCAACTACTGATGGAGGATCGTCACAGAATTTGATATCACCGTCTTCCCATTCTTCGCATACATCAAATAAATAGTTAAATCCACTACATCCACCCCCGGATACTCCAAATCTAAACATCTGCCCTGGTTCTAAGTTAGTTAGTATGTAGATTTTAGCTTTAGCTGTGAGACCAGGAAGCTCTCCGTGGAACTCTTCATCAATGATAGGCGCGTGTCCGTGAAAGTCAGCTAAAACCTTTTCTTCTAAAGTTGGTTCCTGATACTGATGCCTGTCTAACACTTGTTGAGCTAGACGAGCAACTTCTGCATGATCTGCTTGTGACTCAATTTCAGCAAAAAATGCATCAATTTCTGAATCTGTTAACTTGTTTTCGTTCTGCGACATTTTTAAATACCTTTACATACTCTTCAACTACAGTCTCCCATGAATTAAGAGTGGTCTCGTTTAGTTTATTAAAATAAGCATCTTTTTCGTGATGATGATATAAATATTTTAAAGTATCTACTAAGCTCTGTCCATCAGGTTCATTTGCAAAAGTATGAGTACTCATTAAAGTCATTGCGTCACCTGGTTTAGTTGCAAAATACTTGTTATCATTTATGTCAATAGGTGTTCTTCTTGTTGTTAACCTAAATCCGACATCTTCAGGTATAAAATCATTAGTCGGCCCAATACCGGGAATGATAGGTAAACATCCACAAGCCATGGCTTCTTGGACATGCATCGCAAAACCTTCTGCTCTGTATGGGTGAACTACAGAATCTGAAGCTTTATAGAGTGCTGCCATTTCTTTATCCGATAAATCATCATCAATATAAATTATCTCAGCACAATCTGTTTTATATTGAATTTTAATTGTCTCATTTAACGCATTATTAGCACCGTATATCCTAGGACTATCTTTGATAATTAAACTGGTTTTATCATAACGTTTAAAGGTCTTACCCCAGGCATTTAACATTATATCTAAGCCTTTCCTCCATTGAGGATTACCCACATAAACAAAGTTAAATTTTTCTTTATCAATTTTTGTAGGTAATTTGGTATCACTTTCTTCTGTATTGAAGATATCAGTGTCATACCCATTAGGAACCACAAAAGAATTATCAGGATTTAATCCTCCAAGCTTGAACACTTCTGCAACATTGGTACTTGGCACAATTAACGCATCAGCAAAGGTTTCAAACTTATATTGCCACTCAAATGGAGCCTTTGCAAATTCCCAAGGTTGGATGAAGATAACTTTTGTTTTACTATTAACAGGCCAGGTCCAGACTGGTGGGTAGCAGTGTCTAAGCTGTAAATCAGGAACTCCAGTAGATTCTTTTTTCTGTAGTTCTTTAAGAGTTTTTACTACTTTTTTATCTAATTTATGTACTGGATCATAGCCGTCTAAACAAGTAAGCACTAGCTCGATGTCGTCAACATTTGCTAATCTAATAGCTAAGTTCCTATTAATAATTGATAATGAATGATTATCAAAAAATTTACCAACAAACTCAATAATCATTAGTATGCTCCTCTAATATATTGTTTGATATAGTCTTCTACATTTTGAAGAGGTACTGCCTCTAGTTTAGGCCATTGAGCTTGTCCTAATCCTGATGTTTTAAAGTTTTTCAATTCATGAAAATTATCTAAGGTAACTTGAGTCCAGATTTGATAAAAAGGATCTTTTTCAACTAAGTCAGAGTGACCTATGTTATTAATCTTTTCATGAAGTTCTTTCTCAGGTCTACATAAGCTCCAGTGAAGAGCTACTAAAGGAGACGTTATTCTATTCTGTCCTGCTCCTGACTTATCCGTCCACCTGGCGTATGTAAAAGTACTATTTTTTGACGTTACTACTCCTTGATTTTCTCCAAAAAAGGGAGAACCATCTTCGTTAGCAATACATAGGCAGATTGACTCACCGTTTTCATCATTTACAACCTTATAAGGAGTAGCCCAGGTCATAAGTATATCTGTTCTATTATAGTATCTTTCAACTATAGGACAAAACTCATAAAAGAACTCTTTCGCATTAACAAGCATCTCGTCAGCATCAAATGAGAAAATCCACTCATGAGAGCATTGCTCTTTTAAAAAGTTTCTTTCATAATTATCATTTTCAATCGCTACGTCAGACTGATGAAAATCTTCTTCAATAATTGATATTTTTCCATCACCATCTATCTGTTGGAGCTCCCTCCATAGTTTCTCTTCATCAAAAGAAAAATCATTACCGCTCCAAGTTTTTCTATCCTTATCAAGTCCAAGCACAATTTCGTCAACGTACTCATAGTATCGTTCAATGCTCTTCGCTAAGAAACGATTTGCATCATAACTGATCAAACTAATTGCAGATTTCTTTTTCATATTTATCTCTTATTTTGTTGCAGGTTTTGCAGCGGGAGTCGCAGGTTTTTTAACAAAGGATCCTGCTTTTTTCTTGAAACCGATAACTCTGATACCACTATAATACTTTGTTGCATCTGCCATACCACCAGATACTCTTAATTCAGAATACAAAACTTCTATTTTATCTTTATGTCTAAGTAAAGACTTATTAAGTTCTTCTGCGTGTTGCGCGTTAGACTGTCCTGTGAATACTACTACAGATTCTTGCGCTAAACAGACAGTAACCTTTTCAAAAAAGTCATCATATACCTTTTGGTTCAGGGGTGATACATCAAACATTACGACGTTGAATTTTGGTTGTTTTACCCAGTCTACCTCTTCAAAGGACGATTCAATTATTGAAATTGAACCAGGAATTTTTGTTTCAGGATGCAAATCATATCTTTTGATGTTTGCTTCCATTTGAGACTTCATATTATCCCAAATAAATCCTTCTGGAGCCCACCTTTGTGGCTCACGTTCATCGTACTTAAAATTATCAACACCCACAGCTTTTACGTCATTACGCATTACAGCAGGAATAATAGTTGAACCTTTATAAACCCCGATTTCAAGATAATTCATTTTTTCAGCAGCACACAGGTTATTAATCAAGCACTTTAGTCTGATAGAAGATAGACCAAAAATTTCTTTTTCTCGTTCAGATATTTTTGACCTCTCATTGTCTGCTTGTTCTAAAGCTGCTTTGACCCAAGCGTGATTTAATTTACCCATCATCTTTCCTTTCAAATAACAATTTATCTATAAAATAAAACGGTAGATAGGCTAATATAACAATAAGGGTAAATGCTACCCATAAAAAGAACACAGGCAACAAAGTAATCACACAAATTATTGCATAAGCCCAAACAAATAGGAAAAGAAAAGGAGTCATTTTTTCTTTTCTTTTCAGAACCGTTTTTTCTAAGTCTGATCTTGTAATAAATACTTTACTCACTTTTTATCTCCTTGTCCAGCGTTTTATAAAATTTTGAGTTTGCCCATTTCGTCTGGAGTCTTTCTAGATTTCTCATTTCCATTTTCAACTTCTTATCATCCTTTAATCTTTTATTATCTCTTGATTCGTGATGATAGAGTCGTACAGGTATCTGATAGATGCTGTAATTATTTTGTCTTCCAGACAGGCAATAATCGACGTCTCTGTTGTACGTCCATTCAAAGGAGGGGTCAAAATTGCCCACGGAATTGATAAATTCCCTTCTGAGGTAGCAACCTCCAAATGTTGTCCAGGCGACGGCTCTCGTGGTATTGTACTGTCCTCTATCAGCTTCCAGCTCCGATTTAAAAGCTGATTTGTTTTCAAGTACCAACCCACTTCCGAAGTGATCTGGTCTATTATCTGTGAATTTTCCTCCAGCACACTGTATGAAACATTCGCCACTCTCGTTTTTTGCTGGGTACAGTAACAGACAACCAAACATTCCTGCTTCTGGATATTTTTCAACATATTCTAGTACCTCCTCAAACCATCCTTCATGATGAGGTGTCATGTCGGCGTGTAGAATAAATATGTCATCATTTGGAAAACGATTCCACATTTTTTGAAACATCAAATCGGAACCTATTCCTACTATGTCTCTCTCGTAATAAACATCGTATTCCCAAAACAAATCTTTATGTACTTTGATTTCTTCTTCAAATACGTATGGTGTTATAATTTTAACTGTCATCTAAGTTCTTTTCTAATTCTTTAACTCTTTTTTCTAAGTATTCGATTACTGTTATTAGTTCACTAGTAGGATGTGCATAAATTGCTTTTAAGCTTTCTAGTTCTTTTTTAAAAGTAACCACCAAAGACCAATCTTCGCTACTTAACATTATATTAATT